TACTTTATAATGAAAACAATACTAGACGCAATATTATCAATAAATCCTAAAGCTGAAGTTAATTTAGCAGATGGAGAAGATATAAATACTATAACTTGGAGAAATGGTACAACACCTATTCCAGTTGAAGATATACAAGCAAAACTTGATGAGTTAAATGAAAAAGAAAATAACTTACCAAATGTTAAAGCTAGTGCAAAAGCTAAGTTAATGGCAGGAGAGCCGTTAACTGAAGATGAAGCAAACACAATAGTATTATAATAAGGAAATAAATGGCATTAATTACGATTAAAAACGCAGCAATTAATCTTGACGCAAGTGAGATACCGAACCTAGACGCAAGTAAAATTACTTCAGGTCAATTTGCGGACGCTAGAATTTCTAGTTCAAGTGTTGTAGCACATTCTCCACAAACAGATTTACAACCAATAAAATCAGATATATCTGCTTTAGCTTTAAGAGAAGCTACTAACGAAAGTTCTGCGGCTTTTAATTTACCTAATCAATTTATAGATACTTTTGCTACAGATACTTTAGGAACAAAAACAAATATATTAGTTAGTGGTGGTTTTATAAGTACATTCCAAGCAGCTCAAAAACCTTTTACATCAGATTCAAATACTTTATTATTAATACAATCATTTAACTCAACAAATGGTAATGGTTCTTTTACAGATGAAAGTTCTAATAGTTTTGGACTAAATACAGAGGGAAATACACAACATAGTACAGCACAATCTTTAACAGGTGCAACATCATCAATAAAATTTGATGGTGCAGGAGATAAATTATTTAATTCAGGTGGGGGTTCTGGTACTACCTTTAGAAATATTAATAGTGGAGATTTTACTATTGAATTTTATTTTTATAAACAAGGTAGTGTAAATTATAATTCAGATAGTATTTTTGATATTGGACAAGAATTACAAATAGAATTTAATAGTTCAGAAGTACCTGTTATTTATAATTATGCTGCTTTTTCAAATTATTCAGGAGTTTATAATAATAGTTATGTTCCACCAGATGATTCTTGGACACACCTTGCTTATGTAAGACAAGGAAATTCACATAGAGCATATTTAGCAGGTGTCCAAAGAGATGTTTCTACAGGAACAGGAACAGGAAGTATGCAAGATAATTTTGTAAGAATGGGTTATCACAGATCATCAACAGATAGATACTTTGATGGTTTTATGGACGCTATAAGAATATCAAATAATGTTCGTTATCCTGATGGTACAACATTTACACCTCCTGCTTATGTAGCAGAATCAACAAGTGCTACAGGAACAGGTATTCAAGCAGCAAACACAGTAAGTTCTGCTAAAACAAAAGTCGGTGGAACAATGCTTTACAAAGATTTACATGGTACTGCTAGTCTTGGAACAGATTTAAAAATTTATTTTACTTGTAATGGTGGAACAAATTGGACAGAAGCAAGTTCATATTCTGCAATTACACCAGTTTATTCAACTGGCATAAAGCAAGTTCGTCTTGGAGAAACAACTTGTACTTCAGGTACTGACATCAGATACAAAGTAGAATGGGCTAATCAATCAGCAGGTTCTAAAGTTACAGAATTACATGGAATAGGAATTAATTATTAATATGGCTTATATAGGAGTTGGTTTATCCGACATACAACAAATTGACAAATTAGATACAATTACTTTATCAACGTCAACTAACACTTATAATTTAACTAAAGGTGGAGTAGCTTTTACGCCACTCTCCGCATTTAATATAATTTGCTCAATTAATGGTGTAGTCCAATATGGAAATTTTACAACAAGTACGTCATCAATAACTTTTACAGGAGTTACTTTTGCAGCGACGGACACTATGGATTGGATTTTACATATTGGTAATGGAGTTCAATTACAACCTAATGACGGATCAGTAACAGCAGCTAAATTAAGCACAACTGGAATTTCTGCGGGAAATGTTTTTAAGGTCAATGACGCAGGGACAGGTTGGGTTCTTGGTAATGCAAGTTCAGCAGAAGTTTATGGATTTGAAAGATATTCAACAGCTTCTACTATTCACAAAACAGTTACAGAAAGCGGTGGAAAATATTATATTGATGGTGTTCAACAAGACACTTTAGAATTGTTTGAAGGTAATACTTATGTTTTTACACACCCTTCAGGACACCCATTTAGATTTGCAACTGCTACTGACGCAGCGGGATCAACTGAATATACGACTGGGGTTACTGTGGATTCAGCAACCCAAGTAACAATTGTAGTACCAAGTAATGCACCAACATTACACTACTATTGCAGTTCGCATACTGGTATGGGAGGACAAGCAAATACTCCTGCACCAATAGTAAATAAGTTAAGAGTAATTACGACCGATCAAGGTCAAGATAACATTTCAAATGCAACATACGCCACGTTTGATGATGTTTTATATAGTGCAAGTGGTTTCACTTGGTCTATGGATAATAATGGCGATCTAATTGCTACAATTTAAGGAGATAAAATGGCAACAGTAAATATAGGTTCGTTAAGGTTTGACTGGAAGGGTGCTTACAACGGATCAACAGCTTATGTAAAAGATGACGTAGTTTCGTACAACGGATCGTCATACATTTGCATATTGGCAAGTACAGGAAACCTTCCAACTAATACAACGTACTTTCAACCAATGGCAACAAAAGGTACTGACGGAACAGATGTAAGTACAACTTTAACTACGCAAGGAGATATTCTGTATCGAGATGGTTCAGGATTACAGCGTTTAGCGGCAGGTACGGCAAACCAAGTTTTAAAAACTGGTGGCTCTGGTGCTAACCCTAGTTGGGGAACAATATCATCTGATTGGGTAAAACTAAATCATACTGACAGCACTTCATCAGTTAGCAATCATACTTTCCAATCAATCTTTGATGACACTACTTATGATGGATATAAAATTATTTTGCATACTGAAATATCAGGTAATGGTGAACAAGTATTCGCAAGATTTATGAATGGCAGTAGTGAATTAAGTGGTGGTACTGATTATAGACGAGCAGGTGTTCAAGGTTATCGTAGAACAGATAATTCAGATAATACAGTAGCTAGTGCTAGTGATGGTGATGGTAGAGATAATATGGACATTGCTCAATGGGGTTTTGGTTCTGCAACTGGAAATGCGTATTTTAGTGAATTACAAATTTTTGGTGCTTTAGAAGATACATCAAATTACAAATGTCTTATGAATAAAACAATGCACAGAGATAACTCAGGTGGTTCAGGAAATTACTTTGCCTTAAATATTACAGGTTATCACTATATAAATTATGGACAATCTATAGATGGAATTAAATTTTATGTGACAAGTGGAAATTTTGAAAGATTTAAATGTTCAATTTATGGAATGAAAAAATAGGAGTTAATTAATATGTCAAAAAAAGAAATACATTATGCAGATGGTACTTCAGAAGTAGTTGATTTAACTGCTGAAGAAGAAACTCAAAGAACAGCAGATATAGCAAAAGCTGAAGAAGAAAAACAAGCTGTACTAACTGCTATGCAAACAAAAGCAGATTTAAAAGCTAGTGCTAAAGCAAAACTTATGTCTGGCGAAGCATTAACTGAAGATGAAGCTAATACAATAGTAATATGATGAAAAAACTAAAACAAAAAATCTGCGAAATAATTTGTAGGATTTTTAACATTGTGCCTTGTATGTGCAAACATCAATGCGAATGTAAAAATCAAAACGAAAAAAATGGATAAGGATAATCTACAAATTGAAGTAGAAAGAATTAAAGGCGACATTAAGTTAATCCAATACTCCATAAAAACAATTGAAACAAATCATTTAGCCCACATACAAAAATCAATTTCAAACATTAATAAAGTTTTATGGACTGTTGGTATTTTAATTTTTACACAATTAATAATGGTGGTTTCTGATGTATTATTTTAACAAAATTTTAGAGGTCGTAGAAGATGAGATGGACTACGACCCAAAGGACAAAAAAGACGAATAAATATATTCGTTGGATTGCATTTTTTATTACTATCATAGGTACTTATATCCTCACAAGTAATAACGTAAATTTACAATGGGTTGGTTGGACAATTTGTTCAATGTCGACTCTTATATGGGTTTATTGTGCTTATGTAGAAGATGACACTCCTCGTACCCTAATGGAATTAATGTATATGATCCTATGTTTAAAAGGAGTTATCTCTTGGTATGGCTAAAAAGAAAAAGAATAATCTTTTTGCCAAAGTTGAACACGAAAGCCGAGCCAAGTTCAAAAAAACAAGTATTGGACGTAGACCTTCTCCCACTATGCAAAACAAAGCAAAGAGAAGGACGACAAAAAAATATAGAGGACAAGGCAGATGAAGATAGCTTTATTTATGATTATGTGTTCGGCAATAGCCAACGAGTGTATGCCTCCTCATAAATTAGGACATTACGATAATTTATATGAATGTTTAAATGCAGGATATACAGAAAGTTTAAAAAAATCTGAAGAAATAGGTCAAGAAGAAGTAAATAAACACGAAATTTATATTAAATTTATATGTACTCCTGAAAAAGTAAAAGGAGTTAATACATAATGGCTACAAGAAATTATAGAGAAGAATATGACAAATATCAAAGTTCTTCTAAATCAAAAAAAGATAGAGCTAAAAGAAATGCAGCTCGAAGAAAACTAATGGCGTTGGGGGCAGTACATAAAGGAGATGGAAAAGATGTCCACCATAGAGACAACAATCCACAAAACAATAGTCGAAGTAATTTACAAGTTACTTCAAGAAAAAAGAATAGAGGAAAGTTGAGGGTCGCATAATGATTTGGAACGTATTAGGATTAGGAATTAAAACAGCAGCAAAATTATATTCAGATAAAAAAGCTACGGAAAGTGCTTTATCTGAAGCAAGACTTCTGCACGCAGAAAAAATGAAGCGTGGGGAGATAGAGTTTTCGGGTAAAATTTTCGAACGTCAGAAGGGAGACTGGAAAGACGAATTCGTTCTGATAATACTCTCCACGCCCATAATAATGCTCGCATATTCGGTTTTCGCAGAAGACCCAGAAATAGAAAGAAAATTAGATTTATTTTTTACTAAATTAAATGAAATGCCTTATTGGCTAGTTGGACTTTGGATTTCCATAGTGGCGGCGATTTATGGAATAAAGGCAACTGATATTATTAAGACCAATGGCAAAAAGTGAAGAAATTAAATGTCCTACTTGTAAAGGAACAGGATTTTATAGAGTTGATTATGCTCTAACTAAAGAAGAAACACACGCAAAATGTGATGATTGTAATGGGACAGGAAAGTTAAAAAATGAAAAAGATTAGCGTAAATGAGAACACTTCAGTTGGTCTTCCTTTAAAAAATTTATTTAGCTTGATTGCAGCAATCGTAATTGGTGCGTGGTTTGCTTTCGGGGTTTTAGAAAGGTTAAATAATTTAGAGACAGCTGATATACTTTTTAAAGAAGACCTTTTAAAACGGGCAGAACAAGAACCAAAAAATCTTGAGCTGTTTATGTTAATAGAACATCTTGCAGGTCAAATTGAAAGTATAGAAAAAGAAATTGAAGCTAGTAGATATAACAAAGTGAATATAGATCACTTAAAAGAACAAATTACAGCTATTACAAAACAAATAGATAAAATGAGGAATGGACACTAATGGTAGAAATAGTTTTTGCGTTACTAATGTTTGTAGACAACGAGATTAAAGAACATTTAATTCAAGACAGTTTATCTAAATGTTTAGCAGGTAAAAGGGTTGCCGAACGACAATTAAAAAGCGGTTCAACAATTACCTATAAATGTATAAAAAGTAAAGCCGAAGTAGAAATCTATCAAGGTAGAAAATTAATTAAAAAACTAATTTTAGATTAGGTGTTGGAGAAAGGTAAATATGCCAAAAGGAAAAGGAACGTACGGAAGTCAAAGAGGAAGACCCTCTAAACCTTCTAAAACGTCAAAACCAAAACCTTCTTATTCTAAAAAAGGTAAGAAGTAATGAGTAAAGGACTATACGCAAATATTCACGCTAAAAGGGCGAGAATAAAAGCAGGTTCAGGAGAAAAAATGCGACCTGCGGGTGCTAAAGGTAGACCAACAGCAGCTCAATTTAAAAGAGCTGCAAAAACAGCAAAGAAAAAATAATGAAAAAATGGGTCAAGAAAATTTGGAAAAAAATATCGGACTTTATAACGAAAGGTTATGAAATAATTGATATTGGCGGTAATTGGAAAATATGATCCGCAATAACAAACTTTCGGAATTACACGATAAATTAACGGATAAACTGTTAGAAAAAATTAATGACCCTGAAGTCAAGTCTAGCGATTTAAATGTCGCTAGGCAATTTTTAAAGGATAATAATATAGATAATATCCCATTAGAGGATAGTCCTTTAAAAAAATTGGCAGAAAAACTGCCTTTTAAAGAAAAAGAACTAAAAGAGGTATATAACTCAAATAATGTCATTAAGTCAAAATAAAGGGGTTCTATGGACGAAATACACCCTATTTTAAGGGACTTTAGAAACTTTTTATTCCTTACTTGGAAACATTTAAATTTACCAGAACCGACACCAGTCCAGTATGATATGGCAAAATATATGCAGGATTCCCCTAGAAGATGTGTAATACAAGCATTTAGAGGAGTAGGGAAATCGTGGATATGTTCTGCGTTTGTGTGTTGGAAATTATTAAATGACCCCGACTTAAAGTTTCTCGTAGTCTCGGCTTCAAAGAATAGAGCAGATGATTTCTCTACTTTCACTAAAAGACTAATTAATGAAATGGAGATACTCACTCACTTAACTCCTAAAGAAAACCAAAGGGGAAGTAATGTCTCCTTTGATGTAGCTTTAGCAAAGCCCTCGCACGCACCTTCGGTTAAATCTGTTGGTATTACAGGGCAGCTAACGGGCAGTAGAGCAGATTTCATTATAAGTGATGACTGCGAGTCTTTAAACAACAGCTTAACTCAAAGTATGCGAGACAAACTATCGGAGTCAATCAAAGAGTTTGAAGCTGTATTATCTCCAAATGGAAAGATAATGTTTTTAGGTACTCCACAATCCGAAATGAGTATCTACAATGAATTAGGTGTTAGAGGTTACGATACTAAAATATGGACTGCAAGAAGACCTGAACAAAATAAGTTGCATAAGTATCAAAACAAGTTAGCAGATTTTGTTATCTCTAATACAGAAAGATCAGGCGATCCCGTTGATCCTGAAAGATTTACGGATATTGATTTAAAAGAACGAGAAGCGTCTTATGGACGTTCAGGGTTCGCATTACAATTTATGTTAGATACAACTTTATCTGACAAAGAAAGATACCCACTAAAATTAAGTGATTTTATTGTAATGGATATTAACCCAAATATCGCACCAGTAAGTTTGGCTTGGGCAGGTTCACAAGAATATGCTTGTGAAGATTTACCAAGTGTAGGATTTACTGGAGACAAGTTTTATAAACCTATGTTCAAGAGTGAACAATTTGCCGATTACAAAGGTTCAGTAATGGCAATTGACCCTAGTGGTCGAGGTAAAGACGAGTTGGGAGTTGCCATAGTGAAACAATTAGGAGGCAACTTGTATGTGCTTGTATGCACAGGGAAAAGCGGTGGGTATAGTAATGACAATTTAGAGTGGATAGCACGGGAAGCTAGAAACCATAATGTTAACCATATCATTATCGAAAGTAATTTCGGAGATGGTATGTTCACACAATTATTAAAACCAGTAGTTAATAGGTTTTATCCAGTTAACATTGAAGAAGTAAATCATTCTAAACAAAAGGAGCTGCGTATCATAGATACGTTAGAACCTTTATTAAATCAACATAGGTTAGTAATTAGTCCCCAATTGATACGTCAGGACTTTGACACTACGGACGCTAATTATCAGTTATTTCATCAGATTACTAGGATCACTAAAGATCGTGGTAGTTTAAGAAATGATGACCGATTAGACGTATTGTCAATTGCTTGTGCCTACTGGGTAGAGCAAATGGCGGTCGATACGGATAGACAAGAAAAAGACCACAGAGATGAATTACTTAATAAGGAACTAGAAAACTTCATAGAAGGTGCTTTAGGCAATAGGGGTACTAAAGGAAACCTATGGTATAAAGTATAACCCTTCTATAAGGGTATATTAAGGGTTATTATAAGGGTATAACCCTTAATGGAACTATAAGATATACTAATACATATACAACTACTAATACTACATATAGGAAAAGTACCAGAACATATACTAATTGTGGTAATCCGATCACACTTCGGATAAATTTTAGGGCTAAAACCCTTATAAACTCTAGGGTGTAATGTCGAGAAGTAAAAAATCTACCACAGCAGCGTGGTGGTCTTGTCAAATAATTTATCACAAAAATTTGAAAGGGTATCTCGATTACACAACTGTCAGATTTTCCCCATACAACCTTTGCGTGTATAAAAAAATAGACATTAATTATCAATGATTTTTTAACTTTTATTGTAAAGGACTTAATATCCTTAACAATTTGATTGAAATTTTTATTTTGGGTTTATGTTTCTTACAGGGTGTTATCTGTTTTTTTCTCGACC